GGCCACTGGTCGTTTACATTAATAATTCCTGCAGTTAATAACACAACCCAATCATAATCAGAACTTCCATAAAAATATTCAGCAACAATATCAGGTCGTGCACCGTCAGGAATTTGATACTTATTGAAAAGAGTAAATACGTTCTGTAGATCATCACGTAGTTTAACTCTTCTAAAAAGATTTTTAACTCTTACATAATCACGTGAAGAGTTTCTATCAGATGCTTGTGATTGATATAAGATGTCTGGGAGTTCTCTGAAGTATGACATTTTAGAAACCTACTCCGATGTCTGTTTCGTCGTTGTAATCTTCATTATAAATTGGATTGAGTTCAGTAAATGATAATGTTACTTGGATGTGAACTGGTGTTCCATCTGCGTATGTGGCATATGTATTAGATCCTGTATAATTTAATTGCATATTAGTCAATGCCATTGGTTTAAATTTATTAAGGAATGGATGTGGATCTTTCCCTCTTTTATATGTAAGTTTGAATATATCAGGAGCACTAATAAAAATTCCTCCAGTTTGTGTTTTTGCAGATCCTTTAGCAGTCATTGCTTTTTTAAAAGATCTAATAATTTTTTTAACAATTCTTGCTTCGGATTGATTTCGTGGAGCAAAGTCAAAAGTAAACGGAAATGAACGAAGATTTACACCATTAAATAGTAATTCTAAATTAGGATTGAAAACTTGACCACTTGCCCTTGAAATAAGATTTGATATACTTACGTTTCCACCTAAAGCACCGTATGCTTTTCCAGAAATTGCAGCAATAACGGCATTCTTTGTGCTCTCATCCATTTTTATATCTTTTGCATTTTGTATAAGAGCTGCTCCAACTCTTTGTAAATCAAAGTTTGATCCTATAAGATTACCACCAAGAGAAACTGCAAATGCTGATAAAGGATCCATGGTATCTGGACCCCAGGAAACGTCATTAGTATCACTAATTGATTGTGGTATTGGTAAAGAAATATATGTGTGTATATCTTTGATTGATGCTGAACCTAGATCAGCAAATCTTGCAATCGTAGATGTTGTATTTGTTATAGCACTATCTTTTCCCTCTGCATCTTTTTCAGAAAATGATGTACTGTTTTTGTCTTGTGCTACTGAAATTGATGGTAAATTTTTAAAATTTTCTGAAGGACTGTATTTTCCAATACTTAACTCCAAATAGTCAGTATCTCTGTCTATTTTTAGATTATATGGATAACGAAGAACTTCTACTTTTGGTTTTTCGGTAGTATCTTTTCCACCCGCACTTTGAGAAGGTTGAGAATTATATTGGCTTTTATCGTACTTATGAAGTACTCCTTGCTCGTCTATCCAATCCTGGGGTGCTGCCATTTATTTTTTCTAACTATTTAGTCGAATATTGCCAAAAGGAAGCGATTGTAAGTCTTTTATTTCCGACGAATAAACTTCATATATTTTCCCTGGTATTTCGTCCCAGGTATATTGTCTCATTTCTCCCCAGTGAAAATTGATACCTTTGAATCCCCATTTAAAAACTTCAGTTACGGCAACAAAGGGATTCTGATCATATTCTATGCCAGGTGTTTTGGGATTATATACAAAAACATAAAATTTACCAGCAGCAGGAATTTTAGGAGATTCTTGTAAGACTTCCAGTAGTTCAAGCATAATATCATCAGGATCTTCATTGCCAATCAACCCATCAGATACTGCACGAACTCGATTGATATTCTTGTCAGTATCTGTAATATTTTTTTGTTTTCTTTCTTGAAGTGTTTTTCTTGGCATTACTTGATTCCAAGTTCGTCTTCTGTGATTACTTTAAATTCATATCCTCTATCTTTACACCATTCTCTTGCTGCTTCCCATTTAGCTTGATTTTTAACATACTCATATGCTTCACGAATGTATCCTTTAGTCTGTCGCTGTGGTTTTGGTGGTGGAGCAGTCTGTTTTTTAGGTTTAACTTCAATTAAATATTTTTTAATTTTTCCAGTTGATTCTTGAACTTTAATATAAAAGTCTGGAAAATAACGATGAGGTTTACTATCTATTGGTGACCGATACCAGATATACATTTCTTCACTACCCCACTCTAAAATTTTTTCATTCTTATCACAGTAAACCATGAATTTGCGCTCCCATAAGGAACGATAGATAATATTTGTAGGATCTCCCTTATATTTTTGGGGGTATGATGGTTGATATTTTCCCTTATACGACATCTAAATAACTAAAAGAATCATAATAGGTATTTAGAGTGCCAGCTCCAACTCCCAAAAGGATATCAGACTTTAAACCAACTTTTACCAATCTTGCACAGACTTCACATTATCAAGTTGTATTTGGCGGTCTATCTGGATTATTAAGGTCTTATCTTGCTCGTAGAGGTGTTGATTTGCAGTTCATTGGGCAAACGGCAGGACTGCTCTGCAGTTCAGCGTCACTACCGGGAAGTTCTTTGGGAACTGCAGACATTGTTGGTAATTTTATGGGTGTTGCTGAAAAAATGGCACATACTAGATTATTTACCCAGATTGAATTGGAGTTTTACATAGACAAAGAATATAAGACTCTTAAATTTTTAGAGCATTGGATTGAATTTATTTCAAATGGATCTGGAGAATCACCATTAAGAGAAGGATATTATTTTAGGATGAGATATCCTGATGAGTATAAGACAAACTATACAAAAATTATTAAATTTGATAGAGACTATGATAACAGTGTAGAATACACGTTCATCGGTATGTTTCCTATTGCATTGAATTCAATTCCAGTTAACTATGGAACTTCTGAAGTTCTTAAGGCAACTGCAACATTCAATTTTGATAGATATGTTGCTGGCAAAGTTGATAGTTTTAGTTACTACAACGGAACCTCTAACAATTTAGAACTTGGTCTATCAAAGAATAATACTAATTCTGAAGGACAACCTGCAGCAGCATTTGTTCCTGCCAAGCACGGTAGTGGAGTTGGATATAAAAGACTTGAAGATAGACTCAATCCCAATGCTCCAATTTATTATGATTCTGAATTTACCAGACGTGTACCTGGCACATAAATAATCATAACTGAATTTTTTGGGTTATTATGCCTTTACCAAAAATCGCTACACCAACGTATGAGTTGGAAATTCCCTCATCTAAAAAGAAAATTAAGTACAGACCTTTTTTAGTTAAGGAAGAAAAAATCCTCATTATTGCAATGGAAAGTGAGGATAATAAGCAAATTGCTGAAGCGGTTAAGACAGTAATTTCAAATTGTATTATTACTAAAGGTATAAAGGTAGAAGACCTTGCTACCTTTGATATTGAATATCTCTTCCTTAATATTAGAGGTAAGTCTGTTGGTGAGGAGGTTCAAGTTCTGATTACTTGCCCAGACGATGAGGTGACAAAAGTTCCCACAGTAATCAATCTTGACGACATTAAAGTTCAGACAAGTGAAGATCATACTAGAGATATTTCGTTGGATAATAATCTAACTTTAAGAATGAAATATCCTTCAATGAGTGAGTTTGTAAAGAGTAACTTTAATGTTGAAGATTCTGTTAATGTTGATGATACATTTGATCTAATCTCTGCTTGTATTGAGCAAGTTTATACTGAAGAGGAGTCTTGGGCAGCATCTGATTGTACCAAGAAAGAACTGAATGAGTTTCTTGAACAACTTACTTCTCATCAGTTCAAAGAAATTGAAAAGTTTTTTGAGACTATGCCCAAGTTATCTCATATTCTTACAGTTTTTAATCCTAATACTGGAGTTGAAAGTCAAGTTGTACTGGAGGGACTAGCAGCTTTTTTCGGGTAGGTATGGCGCATGAAGATCTTGCGTCATACTACAAGACTAATTTTGCTTTGATGCAGCATCATAAATACTCTTTGACAGAACTAGAAAATATGATACCTTGGGAAAGAGAAGTTTATCTTTCTCTTCTCCAGCAGTATATTGAAGAAGAAACTCTAAAAGAAAGGTTAAATGGCTGAATATAGAGGAGGACTTTCCCCTACTAGATTTATGGGTCGTAGCGCAGCAGATGACGCTATGACCACTAAAATTCTAACGTCTAACCAAGCTTCTCTAGATGCCATTAACATTCAGTTGGTAAGAATTTCCACCCAGATGAATGGATTCAATAATTCACTGGGTAGAATTTCTACACTGATGGCAGAGTCTTCTGCTTTAGAAAGACTTAAAGAAAGGCAAGCAGAAAATCAAGAAAGAATTCTTGCAGAACAAAAGTTACGAGAAGGAAAAGAAAGCGTAGTAGAAAGAAAAATACAAAACTCTTTATCTGAACCAGTTCAAAAGATAGGTGCTAAAACACAAGGATCTTTATCAAACTTGATGAGATTCTTTACCTTCCTATTTACGGGTTGGTTACTTGGTCAGGGTGTTGCTGCAATTAAAGCATATTCTGAAAATAATAAGAAAAGACTACAAGAAATTAGTAAAACAGTTCTTAAAGGTCTTGGCATTGTTGGAGGCATATTTGCTGCACTTAAATTAGGATTGGGAAGTATAACCAGTAAAGTTTTAAATACTGGTTCTCTTATTGGAAAAGCAGTATATAATAATCTTTTTAAGGCACCAATTCTTGGACTGATTGCTGCTGCAAAGAATGCTTTTAAGTCTGTTAAGACTAAAGTTACTGGTGGAGGAAATTCCCCTTCAGGAGGAGGTGG